GATAATAATGAGTGATTAGGGTAGTTTGATCTAAAGTATTTAAGTCTTTCGTTTACTTCTACATACTTCTTTCCTTTGATATTTATTGTTTTAAGTTTCGTCATTTTAATTTAATTTAAGTTAATTTTAATTGCAATATAGTAAATAAGTTTCATTTATCCTACTATTATTGAAAGTTTTTTTCAAAATAATTCGCAAAGCCAGTTGACATTACATCTCCCACTGATCTATAAGGTCGGAAATCTTCTGACATTTTTCATATTCTTGATCTTCTTCATAATGATATAATAAATGTTGTAGGACTTCCATAAATTCCTTGGTACAACCTCTCGGTATTACCTTTTTTATATCTACATTGTCCTCGAATATATATTTATATAGATCATCTTCTTCAGTATGATTTACTAACAGATCTAAATTATGAGTATTTTTTTCTAATTTGCTTAATACAACTCGAAACAGGAACATTCTGTAATTTTTCAATATAGTACTTAATCTCCTCGCCATTTAATGATGTAATTTTATCTTGAATAACTATTTTTATATTTTCAATAACAGATTCTTTTGTTTTACCAAAACCTTTTTTTCCTATTAGAGAATTTATAGTTTCTTGATCGTTAATACTCTTTTTAATTATTCTTTGTAGTTTTTTTTCAACTACATAATCTTGACAGGAGTTTGACTTCTTGCCCACCTTCTCTATTGAGAATTTAAGATCGTGTGTTTTTCTGAAAGCTATACTATCCATATTATATTCTTTTAATAAATTTTATTACCGGTAGTATTATTTGTGTATATAATGATAGTGCTACAACACAACTAAATATAATTATAAATATACACAAATACAACATTACCAAAATCATTGTCCCTTTAATAAATATATTCATAATTCTATTTCATTAGTTTTTTTATTAACATATTAAATTCTCTAACAGCAGAATCTATATCGTAAACCTTGTTGTGTTTTCTATCGTATGTATACTTAATATCTACTTGAAACGTGTCTTCGTATACGTGATTTGTTTTATCTGTCATAATTTTAGTTTTAACTGTTATATACTTTCTTCGCAATTATCTGCATATTCACACGCTTCGTTATATAGGTTGCTATCTATATTGCCTACGTAATCAACAAAGTGATTAAACCAAGCTAATTGCTTACCCAACAATGTGTTTGTTGAACTTTTTATTGTTAATTTATTTCTTGTTTTCATAATTTTATTTATTTCAATTTGTTATTTTTATGCCCCACAACTATCTAAATAGTCCTTAACATACTCTTGTTCGTTCTTATTTAGTTTTGCATATTGTTCGCTAAAAGAATCTTTAAACTCTATACATCTATCATCATTTCCATTTCTTAATTCTTCTTCTGCCTTTAACCATAACTCTATTAATTCTTCTTTGTCCATAATTTTAGTTGTTTTTATTATAATACCAATTCTTTTTATTTAAGTTTTTACCGGCAACACGATCTCCATTTGAGTCTAGTATAACCTCATCTCCCTCATAATCAAATACATCGTAAGGATTCTTGTGTGGGTTTTTCATATAGTAGTGGATCTTGTCCACTATATCTTGATAGGCAGTTTTTTTCTTGTCCATAATTTTAGTTTTAAGTTATTAATCTTCTTTCTCTTTTAGACCCATATCTTCAGCAAAGTATCTTATACTTTCCCATACTTGATTTGCAGTTCCGTCATTATCTAATGCTTGATCTAATACATCCATAGCTTCTGAATCAGTACATTCATAATAAGATTGTACATCTTCAATGTGGTACATAGAGTATATGTAATATCCATTTTGTCTTAATAGTTCTTTTGCGTCTGCGATCTTATCGTTAGTCGCTATAATATCTTCAGGTAATTGTTTCATAATGTTTAGTTTTTGTCGTTAATAATTTCCATTAATTGATTTGTTATATTCAACACAGCCACATCATATATTCTATTATATTCAATAGGTTGTTGACCTATAAAGTCCATGTAATCATTGTCCGACTCTACCCAATCTAAATCTTCTACCTCATTATCTTTACATTGTTTGTAAAATTCATCTAGATAAGTCCGGCTATCTTTGTTATGTTCTTTAATTATTTCTTTTAGTTTTTTAAGTTTTTCTTTCATAGTTTTATTTATTTAATTCATTTTTAATTCTACACATTTTATTTTGTAGTTTTATTATCATATTTCTATACACTTCATCATCTTCTACATATTCATCATCTAAATTCTGTTGTATTATCATTTGTAGATACAAAACTTCATCTATATTTAATTGATATTCTTCTTCCATAATTTTATTTATTAATCGTTCCAATATGCTACTGCACAATCATCAGAACAAAATTTATACTCTGTTAACACATCTCCACAAAATGCACATTCTGTTTTATCTACAAGATCTTGGTATGGTTCTTTATCCCAATCACTCATATTTAAGTAATACCACTTCATCATAATTAGTCTATTTTATTATATTTATTTTGATTAATGATATATTCAATATCATTCGTTAACGATTCTATTTTCTCATACACTTTCCTAAAATGTATAGGGGAATTGGGGTATTTTACATGTTCTTCGTACTCCCTTAATTTACCCACGATTCTATTCAAATCTGTAATCATAATTTTATTCGTTTATTATTTTCAAATTATTTTCTTTTATAACCTTATATCGTTCTTCATCTGTTTCAAACCACTCTACATCTATAATATCTCCACACCAATTATCATCATCAAAATTATCTATAAGATAAAGTCCATATATAAGTCCATTATTGTTATCTTCTTTTGGGTATTTACAATCTCGCCTTACTTGTTCCCACATTACTATTTCTGCTAATTGTTGTTTCATAATTTTATTTTTTTTTTGTTAATACTTGACATTGTCATTTTTTTCTTGTACCTTCCGACCATTATTAGTAGATAATTATGTTAGTTATATAATTTTTATATAAAAATATATATATCTCTTATCTTCTACTTCTACTCCTACTTCTTTAATGTTAGTAGCTATTTGTATCAAAGGATACCTATATCTAATAAGCACTTGTCGGCAAACTCTGTCTATCTTCAAAACTCATCCCCTCATATTCATCATCCGGATTAGTTAATCCATGAAAATACATACTCAAATGTTTTGCTATATTTACCAATTTTGGATCTTCTGCCCAATTTATACTTATATTACAATCATTACCTATACTTCCCAACATACCACCACCTAAATAGTTTTGATATGCAGTCATTTTACCACCTTTATAGCCAAAGGGTGTTAGGTCTATTTCTATTCCCCCACCTCTTGTTGACACTTCTTGTCTTAATACTTTAAATTCCATAGTTTTATTTATTTATTTAGTTAATACTTTAGTTGTTTTGATTATGATATGTAGGGAATAAACACGACTTATAGCTTATAATTACAAGGTTGGTTTCTCCTAACCTTAACCTACTTATCAAACTAAAAACCTAACAACCATTATCTTTTTTAATTAATAAGTCCAATTTATTTTCTCTGATCCAGTCATAACACTTCCTGTCATTTTCTCGCCATATTTTTGTAGCCATCTCGAAATCTACTTCCCCCTCATCATTTAATATCGGATCTTTCCCATACATATAATGTTTAGTTCCATACTTGTCGATCCACGATATACTACTTTTATAATGTATTAATTGTTCTTTAAATTCTTCAAATGTTAGCATATTCTTTGTGTCTATCAAAGTCCATACATCAGTTTTTTTATTTGTCATAGTTATTTAGTTTTAAGTTTAAACAATTCTGTTAATCTTTCTCTTATGATATCTTGTGCTTGAAATTCATTTTCGTTTTCTGTATCAGTACAATCAGGAATTAAACCCTCTGCTACCATATTATCTACAATTTCCAAAGCTACATCAGAAATATCATCTTGTTCTAATCGGTGGCTATATATATATTTACTTACTCTTTTGCTTGTTGTTTCCATAGTTATTTAGTTTTAATTAATGTTTCTGTTTGCAATTTACTAATTGTATTTCATATATGCAAATTATTTTCACTTCATTTTATTCTGTATCTGTTAACCATTTAACAAATTCCTCATACTCCTCTATTTCACTTCTTTTTATTTGCTTTACTTCGCCTATTTGTACTGATTCATTGATTATGTATTCATCTGTTCCCTCTATCCCTCTACCTCTTAGCCAATCAATAAGTTCTTTTTCTGTCCGGAATATATGTCCTGACTTTTCT